GTTGAGACAGGAAACAAAACCATACGTTGGGAATCAATACCACGCGACTCAATCATGTCACGGGAAATGGCGGATTCAGTTTCAAAATAAATGACGCCGCCTGTAGGATTATCACGAAGGAAATTACGAACGACACTAAGAGCAAAAAAAGTTTTCCCAGTGCTTGATTCTCCTGCAAGAGCGGTGACTTTGTTTGAAGGCAAACCTCCAAAAAGCGAACCACTAACCAAGGCGTTAAAAATATAACTGCCAGTATCGACATAATCAGTAATGTCGCCAGCAGCGACTCCTTCACTAACCAAACCAGCAAATTCATTGCCACTATCTTTAATTACAGAATTTAAGAATCCCATTGTGTTGCTTCATCCTCGTAAAAGTTTACATAAGTATAATTATTGCTCATGAGTTTTGCAAACGCACGAGCAGTATCGTAGTTCTCAAAGCACTTAATGTCCTCTGGTCCTACTTGTCCGACAAGATGGTTAGTCCATGTCACAACAAAGATTTTCTTACTCATTCAAAGAAACTCCCAATGCTAATAGTCTTTTCATGCTTCCATCCTATGCATTGTAGCACATTCTTCAAAGGTTCCAAGAAACTCTTTTCAAATTGTGTTTGATAATCCACATACTTCTCAATACCAAACTCCTTCGGCAACTCACCAAAGAAGCTAATAGCATTCTCATGGAGTGGGTTTGGTGTCTTAAGGTACATGAACTTGATCTTCTCACCTTCCTGTATCAAGGCATGTTTGTTTTCTACCTTATGTTTTTTCACATAATGATTGTACAGGAGAGCACCCCTCACATGGATTGGGGTTCCTTTGGAATAGATCTCCGTAGGGTGACGGTACTTGGCAAGGTTGTTAACTCCTCTGGGAAAGGCAACTTCTTCGTAGGGACGTTCCCTCGTTTCTGTTCGCACAACATTGATGAAAGTGATAAGTTCATCATTTGTGTTGCCGATAATAATCTTAAACGCTGCATATAACTTGTCTCTAAAATACGCTGGTGTCGATGACCTAGCGGTTTCAAGACCCATGATCTTCATCTTGGGTTCTTTATATCTAACCCCCTCACTGTCCCAAACGTTGAGAATGTAACGCTTCTTTGCAGTCCAGATACCACGATCAGCGATGTTCTCACGCTTCATACTCATCTTTTGTTCATACGCCGATACATACGACGCAAGTTCTTGATATGAACGTTCGATAAAAGGTTCCAGTTTTTCTTCGCAGATCTTGTCAAGTAAACCAACAACTGCTGCTTTATCACCAGACTTATGACTAAGAAATTTAGTAACAAGAGGTCCGAGATTAAGATAGATTGAGTCAGTGTCGGATGCAATGACATAATCCTCCTTTTCAGTGGAGAGTAGTTTATTTAGGTATCCGTTCATACGGTTTTCAATCCAACGAATTGATACCTGACCAGATAGAGTAATAGCCTCAGCATTTGCTAGACGATAGTATCGGAAGTGTTCATTACCGATAGCACCATAAGCAGAGTTCAAAGAAATCTTCTTTGCCATCTGAATATTATTACAGCGAGCAATCTCTTTCATGAGTTCAACAGTGGGAGTTTTCTCATACTGTTGCTTTGCCTTGATCATCTTCTTCTTAAAGATAACACGACTATCGTACATCTTCTTCATCATCTGTGGCAAAAACCCGTGCTTATCTTTACTATACTGAGCACCATTTGCACAAACAGCATACTCACCGTCGATGCTTATCTCCTTACGAAGTATTTTATCAACTGTAGCTTCTGGATGTCGTTTATCCTTGAGGGTTTCAGGTGAGATGTTGTACTGCATAATAAGATGAGGATACAGGCTATTAAGGTCAAAAGAGACCACCCAATCATAGAATCCAGGCTTCGGTTCTTTAACATATGCCCCCGCATACTTCTCAGATTTATCGTTTTGTGTCTTAGGAGGGATTGCAATCTTACGCCTAAGAAGTTCACAGTAAATGTAGTTGTCCCACATACGAACCTGCGAGAATACATCCTCGTAGTTTACCTTAGCATCATATGCCATGGTATATGCAAGTTCAATCAACTTCATCTTATCATCTAGTTGATCTACCAGACGAACGTCATGGATGTTGTAATCAATAAATTTCTGCCAGTCGTTCTCATAGAACTCTTTGAATGTATCAAACTCTGAGTGATCTAGTTTCTTAGATCCAAGTTCAACAAAAGCAATATGATCTAGACGATACGATTCTTGGTTAGTATAAGTAAACTTCTTATACAACTCAAGATAGTCTAGAGTAGAAATTCCAAGAGTGTCAACTGCTAATTGTTTTCTACCTTTAATATAAATCTCACGCTGAGAAACAAGTTTCCAAGGAGACAATAGCTTTACAAACTTATCACCAAGAATACGTTCGATACGATTACATATGTAAGGCATATCAAACAACTGCACGTTCCATCCAGTAATTACATCTGGAAAATTCTCCTGCCAGTATTCAAGGAATGCGCCCAACATACCTTCTTCTGATCGGAAATGCATGTAGTCCACCATGGGGTCTTTGTTATTGTATGGACGTGCTCCGAACACAATAATTCGACCAGTGAAACTATCCTTGATGGATATGGCAAGGATTTCTTGATCGGCAGTTTCGATATTGGGAAATCCGTTTTCTGCAGCGGTTTCAATATCAATGGTAAATACACGGATTTTTGTACTATCAAACTTGAGTTCCTCTTCAGGATGCTGCTCAGCTATGTATTGATACAAAAATCTAGAGTTACCATATATTTTAAATTCCTCTACCTCCTTATACTGTTTTATAAAATCTCTCGCTTCAGTGATAGAACCAAACTTATGTGGTTCTACACAATCTCCTTCTAGTGTACGCCACTCTGAATAATTTTTACTAGGCAAATACAGCGTAGGGTTGAAAGGAACCCTCACGCTGTAACGATTGCCATTCTCATAACCACGGACAAGCAGACGATTGCCTGCTTGCTCAACACTAGTGTAAAAATTCATTCAAGACATTCAATATAACGAGCAAGAAGTACCTTGCTTGGATTAGTCACAACAGTAATGTCAGAAGATCTAACATTAAACTCAGTCTCCGATGAGTGGGTTGCCCAAGGAGTTAGTTGACCTTCACAGTCTACCAGATAAGGTTTGATTAACCACACATCAGGGTCACCTGATAAAGTGTCCCCCTCAACTGGTTCCACTTGAGCAATGATCCACTCATTCGCTAGCTTCAGCAGGTTCGCTTTCAGTTCCATTTGGTGCCTCCTCTGGGAAGAAAATTTGTGCATCTGTTAATCCCACTTCACGAAGTCTACCCGCAAAATTGTCAACAATGTTATTGTCAGGGAAAACAACACTAATGATATGTTCTCCTCCAAGACGATGTTCTTCAATTGGAGAGAAAGGACACCAACGTGCATACGAGATGGGAATAGTACCTTCATCACTCTCTTCCCCAAGAGTCAATTTGTATGGATATAGCATACGATATCCAACAACTTTTTTATCTTCATCATCACTACGAACTTCGCCAAACATGCAAAGAATGTGATCTCCGTTTGCTAATGTAACAATACGAATACTGTGATTAGTTTTTAGTGGGGGAATTTTTTGCTCAGTCATAATACCTCTGGATTAATAGTTTCACCTTCTTTCTTTTCTTTAATTTTATTTTCATATGCGTTTTGCAATCCTGGTTCAGGAGTGCTAATTGTCATCACACTATCATATGGAATTTTAAATTGCCAATCTGGAGTGTAAGGATTCCACTTGCTAAACCTGACTTGGTATTCCATACCATGAGATTCAGTTAGATATTGAGGAGTACCATCATCAAGGTTTAAGATGTAAGGATCTTCCATCAAAAGACAAACACCTTTACGGTCTTCACCTTCTTCATCAAAGATTTCTTTCAACTCAGTAATGATTCGATCTCCCGTTTTTAATGTAACGATAGATACTGCCATAGCTATAAGAGTTTGATTTTATTATACCACCAAAAAAAGGAGGAGTCAACCTGTTTGTTGGCAGGTGCTCCTCGCGGCGACGATATGATTTATTTAGAAGTGTTTTTTACGTTGCTGTTTTTCTGGTAGTTCTTTTTTTAATGTGATTATCAATAGACCATTATTAAACTCTACGGTCTCGACTTCTACATCATCTGCCATCTGCCAGTTACGTGAAAACGTTCTATATGAAATTCCTTTATGTGCGTAATTTCTTTCTTTATCTGCTGGTGCTTTTTTAGCAGATACTGTTAAGACGTTTCGTTCCGTCTCTACATCTAGATCCCCTTCTGAAAATCCAGCAAGAGCGACCTCCAATATTGTTCTACCACCAGATCCATTAATGACATTGTAAGGAGGGTAGCTTGTTCCTGCTCCCGCAAGAGATTCAAGTCTGTGGAATGTTTCATCGAACCCGAGTGAAAATGGGGAAAGTTGTTGCCATGCATAATTGTTTACCATTGTCCTTAAATAAGCGACTGTTTACTGTGACCCGTTAGGCATCACAGTCTTATTTAACAATAAACATTTAAAGTTAAATAACGGTTTTCCTTATTAAAAGTATACGGTTTACTCGCCTTCTTGCTTCTTACGACCAATATTATATTTGGACTCAAGCGTCCATTCACCTTTCTCCTTAAAGGAGAGAACTTTAATTTGATTTAGAGGAGCTAAGTCAGCAATTTTTTCCTGACTTTCTGTAGAGATATTAACCAGTCCCCAATCAACTAAAAGTTGTACAATACGATTACGACGTTGCACATCATTCAATGAAAGATTAGTGTTCTTGCCATCAAGAGCAAACAACTCTTTGAAGTGTACGATGAAATATCTTCCTTGCTTATGAAGAATGTGGCAAGATTGATAAATCTTTTTTTCTTTTCTTGATGCAACACCAATCCTTGTTAGTGTTTCCCTTACCTTAAGAAAGTCATCTGGTTCACCAAGAACCACTTCGACCATATCAGTTTGCTTCCACTGAATTTCAATTTCACCGCTCATGTTTACCACCTTTACTCAATGCTTTTGTAATATGATCTAGTTGATCCTTGGTGAGAATTCTGAGTGCCTGTAGAGCTTTATCGTCATTATAACCATAATACTCTTTAACTAACTCAATATAATCAATAGAATCTTTACGTGCCCAAGGAGAGAAACGCTTCCTCGGTTTCACACTATTTAGCAAAAAGTCATACTGTAACTTCTTTGGTAGATGGGGATTCTTATTCAGTTCATTGACATAAAGAATAGTATCAGTAAAAGAAGACAGACATCTGTTAACGATATATGGAGGATACTTTCTCTCAGCATCTATATCGTCATCAAGAATATTCTTTTTGGATTGGTTGATTGAGTAGAGATAATCTTTCAGTTGGTACGTCATTCCAGTGTCTTATGTTTCCAGCAATAATAAAGAAGTTGGTAATTACCAACTGAGCAAAAATAATAGTTCTAATGATGCATACAATATCATCATATCTTCTAGTTGTACTATCATTGAATGATCCTAAAGCGTACTTCCAGATCTTCCAAAGTTCTTTCATTTAAAAAAGACAAGTAGTGATAAAGAAAAATATAGCAATAAATTTCAATGCTGTTTTTTCTTCTTCTACAGATTTAGTTTCTTGCAAAGCATTGTATAATTCTGCTTTGGTATTTTTCATTGTTAGTTTCATAATAAATTTATTTAAAAGTAGCAGTGACACCTATTACGGTAGCACCAGGATTACGAGCAAGAGCTACCTTACGTGCGTCTTGGTAATCACGAGCAATGACTTCTTCAGTGAAGACAGTGCCTGTTTTAAAAAGTTTGACTTCACACTTCATAATTAAAAAGGACTAGTTCCTTACGAGCTGCTTGATCTGTATTATAACTCCCCACACTCCTCATGGTGTAAGTGTGTGCAAATTCAGCAGCTGTCCACTCAGCGAAACGATCTCTGATTAGTTGTGATGAATTGTAAGACACAAGTTGTGGACCAACAAATCGGTCACACTTGACAGCAAAGTGGTCGTGATTAAATCCACTATGCATATTACCTCTCTTGCCATAGAGATTAGATCCAATCTCGTATGGTGGGTCTAAGTAAGTAAAAGCATTCTTACTATCAGTAAGAAGTTGTTCGTAGCTAACGTTAGTGATCTTCCATTTAGAAATCATTCCTGAATATTCAGGGAGTTTATCAATGCCTCGCATCGAGAAATTGCTATCTGACGCTTGCTTGCTGAAGGAACTGGACTCAGTGAGACCAGAGAAAGAGCACTTATTAACAATATAAAAACACACAGCAGCAGATAAGTCGGATGTTGAATCATCGTTTAGTTTCTCCTTAGCGTCTAGAAATAATAGTTTTGCTGATACTGGTTCTGGATGACGATACTTAAGTTGAACCAACTGATCACGAAGTTCTCGTCCTTGATCCTGAAGCACTCGCCAGAAGTTATAGAGTGGTCCATACAAATCGTTTACCCAGATATCTAGGTGTGGATATCGTTTACCAATTTCTAGTGCTACAGATCCACCACCCAAGAATGGTTCACGATACTCAGTGTAATCTTTCAGGTTTGGAATATACTGAAAGAGTTTACTCAGGGCACGACTCTTCCCGCCTGGATACCTGAGGGGTGTCTTCAATGACTTCAATGTCTGGGGCATGGTATTTAAGGTATTCGCGAAAGATCATTTTCATTTCACGCTCTGTCATTCCACAATGAACAGCAGCGTGGGGTAGGTTCATTGTAGCATGAAACAATGCTTCATTTGCTTCCTGAACATTTTCGGGTGTTGTTTTGACTTTGGATGTATGCCCATTGTCTTGCTGATTCGTTTTCAAGTCTTTCAATCATTTCCTCCATCATTAATTGTTTAGGATCTTTTTCAATAAATTTGAGTAGTGTCATAATGGAATTTTCCAATCAACAATAGTAATCTGTTTTGTAGGAATTACCACTCGACTTTCTTTTCGTTCTTCCACAAGTTCTGTGTCACCAGGACCACAGTTAGTGACTGGACCACTAAACATTCCTGGTGAAGGAATAGCAGGAGAACACGCAATTAAAAATTCGATCATTTGAATTCACACCCCATCATAATTTCAGTAAGACATGCCAAAAGATTGATCTCTTGATCAGGAACAATAGGAATACTGTTCATGTATTTGGCAATCACAAGAACAGCTTCTGGAATAGAAGCAGGTTTCAATACAACATACAAACTATCGTAAACTTTACGCATCACCATTGTAGGATCGTTGTCCATATTCTGAACAACCCAGTTCTTAACATCAGTAAACTGTTTCTTCTTCAAGGACGAAAGGAGAGTGTCAAGATTGACATCAGCAACATCCACAAGAATAGCAGACGTAATAGCACCAGTAGCGGCATAGCGTTGGCACTCATTAATAAGACGCCTCCAGTCAGGATAATAACGCTTAGTAATTTTAGCGAGAACTTTATCTTCATACTCAACATTCTCGTTAGTCAGAATAGTTTGGAGACGAGTAAAGAACTGACCCTGCAAAGCTACTGCTTGTTCAGGTTTGATTCTAAAATCAACAACAGTGCATCGAGAATGCAACGGTTCAATAATCTTGTTAATGAAGTTACATGTAAAGATGAAACGACAGTTTCCATGAAACTCCTCTACAGCAGTCCTCAAGGACAGTTGCACGTCATTAGTTGTGTTGTCTGCCTCATCGATGATAACGACCTTGTGAGACGCTCCAGAGGTCAGAGAGACAGTGGTGGCAAACTGACGGACTCTGTTCCTCACAGTGTCTAGGAAGCGTCCCTCATCAGATCCATTGATCACAATGTAAGAAGCACCAATCTCCTCACACAAAGCTTTAGCGATAGTTGTTTTACCAACACCTGCTGTGCCACTCAGTAGCAAGTTAGGTAGTTCTCCTTGGTTAACAAAACCTTGAAAAACTTCCTTGATAGTTTCTGGGAGGATACAATCTTCGACAATGCTTGGACGGTATTTCTCCACCCACAAAAATTCTTTACTCATAATCAAATCCAATCAGGTTTACGTTCTGGAGCACGAAGATAGTTGGTAGCTACCCAAGGTTTAGATGCAATATACATTTTGTACTTGCTGTAGATATCAACAGTATCATACTTGAATTCATCAGGACCTGCAAACACAAAAGGTGTATGCATAGTATTGTCTGCTGATGGTAAGAGATGTGTTGCCTCTAGTAGTGGTCTAGAACAAGAATGAACCTTACCGTATCTGTGTGTGTACTCAGCACACAGAGAAAGACCATGTGTAAGTAACCACCATGCATTTTCTAGAGAATCATTTGCCCAGATAGTGCAAGGGTGATTACGGAATGCACCTTTCTCTGTCTTGTATGGTTGACCATCGTTGCGATGTATTCTACCATAACTATGACCCCATTCTTCAGAGCAAACAATAGAGAGCATTTGACATGTCTCTAATGGCATCTTGACAATGTGTTTGTCAGGCAAGCACTGTGCTGAGATAGTGGGATCAGGGTCTGTTACAAAAATATTCAATTAGGTTCAAGGGCAATATAATATGTAAGATCAACATCGTTATTAATCCATTCGGAAATTAGATGCTGAGATACTTTAACAGTATAGTCACCTGGTAGGACACGAATGTTTTCAATCTTGAGATCAAGACTAAAGGTGCCAGTGCTAGAACCAGCAACGGTGATATCGTAAGTATTGCTGGTATCATTCTCTTTGTCTCTAAGGATGAGTTTGATTTCATCAGAATCTTTTTCTGAATAGAAAGTAAGATCTGGCAAACTATAAACAGCAGATGCTTTTTGCAAAGCTACAAGATCATCAGAGGAAAGATTAAACTCTACATCAGAACCAGGAAACTTTACATTTTTTTCTGGTGCAGACTTGAGCGTAATCTCAGGGTCAGAGAAATAATACTTAGCAGACTGACGACCGCCACGGATAGAAACAAAATCGCTAGATGTGAATTCCAGTTGAGGATCGTTAAACAGAGAAATACCGCTAAGGAACTGACTGAGATCATAAATTGCGAAGTCACTAGGAAATACTTCTTCGCCAGTGAATTTTGCCAGAATGTTTTCTGCATTGCTAATGGTTCGTACTGTGCTCCCTTGACGAAATACGATTGACGAATTGATCGTAGAAAAATTCTTAAGGACATCTAGAGTTTTTCTGGAAAGGATAACTTTGCTCATTGAGGATAGGATTCAGTAATGTTTGATTTGTCAGAGAAGTGAAGAAGGAGTAGACCGTAGTGTAAGATCTTAATGATATCACGACGGGCAGTGCCTTTCTTGTCATAGCGTGAAGCGTACTTGAGGATGTTGCAACGGCAGAATGCCTCAGCGTCTCCACATGCTTCAATCAAGTCTAACGTTTGAATGGCATCGTTGCCAGCAGAATAGTGTTGTCCATAGGTTCCTGTAATGTAATCACGTAGCTCTGCTAACAGAGCTTCTTCATTATATTTTAAACTCATCGTTCCCAAATATATTCAATATTATCATGGTAGCATTTAAATACGCTGCCGTCAATCCCCTGCATATAGAGTTCTATACCTTTGCCACCTACAATTTTAGCGGTACGGCACTGGGTGCCTCGCAAAATTACGAGACGACCCATGTAACCATGGAATTTATCAGAAAGAGACATCGCCATCTTGTTCCTCCTCAGTAGTGTTTACATCAGCATCAATCTTATCATACAATTCGATGAATGACTGCTTAGTCTCATCATCAAAACGGTTTACGCAAACCTTGATAGCTTTCATACGATTCTGCCAGATAGCAAAAGCACGGATGATGTGAACAAGTCTACGAGTAGAGATCACTTCATCGATACCACCATCCCTAAAAGTCTTACGGATAATGTCTGCCCAGTTGGCAAGGTTGGTGCAGAACTCTTCATCAAGAACACCTAGGTTACCTGCTGCTTTCTGAAGAATTTTAGTTTCAGTAACAGGAGAAGGATACTCTTGCTCAAAAGTCAAAGCAAATCTCTCAAGGAATGCTTCATTCAATACGTTAGTACCGATGAACCTACCGTCTTCAGATCCCTTACCCTTAGTATTAGCAGTAGCAATGATATTAAATCCTGATGCTGGTTTTACATAACGACCAGTCTTCTTAAGGAATACACCTTTGCCTTCTAGAACAGATTGCAAGCAGAGGATTTTGTTAGATGCAAGGTCAACTTCATCTAGAAGCAGCACAGCTCCACGTTCCAAAGCTTCGATGACAGGACCATTATGCCAAGCAGTTTCGCCGTTAACAAGACGGAACCCACCAATAAGATCGTCCTCGTCAGTTTCAATGGTAATGTTTACCCGAATCAGTTCTCTATTTAGAGCAGCACATGCTTGCTCAACAGAGAAAGTCTTGCCGTTTCCTGACAATCCAGTAATGAATGTAGGGTAGAACAATTTAGATTGGATAATTTTCTTTACATCAGTAAAGTTACCAAAAGGAATAAAATTAGGATCCTTGTCAGGAATAAGGTTTTGCTCTAGAGCAGGAATAGCTGCAGGTGCTTGATAAGTTTGCTCAAGTTTTTCTTGAACAGTCAAGTTCCACTTGCCAATACCTTGCTTATAAGTTTTGAGTCTCTTTTTAACAGTAGCAAGAGAACAGTTGAAGTGCTCAGATGCTTCAAACAATTGCTTGGTGTTTACCTCAGTACCAACTTTGTCAGAAAGGTAAGTAACGAGGTCTTCAGTTGAAACTGGAACAGGAGCGAAAGGCATGATGTGTTTTGTTGTCTATGAATATAGTATAGGGTATGAAGGGGTCACTGACGACCCCATGTGTACCAGTTTGTCAACTGACATACTCTACGAAAGAGTTGAGTAGTTTTTTGTT